ACGACGACGACGACGGCCTGTGGGCTGTCGCATTCAGCAAGAAGGCGGGCAAGGCGGCATGAAATTCCTGAATCGAAAGGACGCGGCCAAGCGGGTCGGCAAGTCGCTCTCAACCATCTACCGGTGGGAAGAGCGCGAGCTGCTGACGTTCACGCTCGACCTGTGTCGTGAGGATCGGCTGCTTGAGGCAGCGAAGAAGTCGGGCGCCCGGGTTGGGCGTCCCAGAGCTACGAGGAGGACAGCATGATGCACGAAGAGGAGCACACCGACCGGGTGACCAGGGTAGCGATCGAAGACGCGGAGGCGGCGGATCGAGAGCGTCGGGTGCCGCCGGCCGCGGAGGTCGCGCTGACCACCGTTGAGTGCTCGATGCCCGGCGAGCGGTACACGCTGCTTGACTCCGGCCCGCACCTCGCCCTGCACCTTGCGGGGCCCGGCGCGAGGGGTGGCACGGGGCCGTGCATCTGCGGGTTCGACCGGCACGCTCGCGATGCGAACGGCCGCCATCTCGTGGGCTTCTCGGTCGGCGGCGGGGTCACTGGCCCCGGAGTCCGGCACGCGGTCTGCGCTGGTTGCGCGTCCCTCGCAGGCGGTAGAACGATCCGTGGCACGAACGCCGCCCTGTTCGCCCCTGCCACCCCCGGCACCAACACCGAAGAAGCAGCCAATGCTCACTCGTGAGAGCGCCCGCGAAGCCAAGATGTAGGAGCGCATCCGGGCGGGCCCACGCCCGAAGTAGGGCAGCCGGGGGCGACGACACGCCGTGCACTTAGGAGTTGTACAAAAAAGTGCCACCGGAACCGCTATAGTCATCGTGTCTGCATCGTGGATTCGATGATAGGCACGAACCGACCGGCTGGATAGCCGAGTCAGAAAGAGAGTACCCCTGTGTCCAATGACACCAGTGTGATCATTCACGCCCCCCTTGCGCGTCGCTTCCCTTCCCAGAAGGACGCCCCCCACGAGTTCGCCTCGGTAGAAACTCTGATGCTGCGCGTACGCGCCAACGAGATTCCCGATGGCATCCCCGACGATGCTAATCCGCGCGAGCCCAACTTGAACCGCCTGGTCTACCGCAAGGTTCGAGCCTCGCTCCTCGGCAACGATGGGTCTGGATCCTTCCACCTCAAGCACGGCGGAATTGTCGTAATCGCTGACCGGGTTGAAAAACTGGACGGCGACAACTATCGGCTCTGGTTCGACAAGGCTGCCAAGCAGGGCATCGCGAATGGCAACCACAGCTACACACTGATCCTCGACGCACAAGGGTCCGGAAGTATCCCAGATGACCAGTACGTCGAGTTCAAGATCCACACGGGCGTACCGCTCGAATCAGTGGCAGACCTGGCCGACGGACTCAACACCTCGATGCAAGTTCGTGAGGAATCTCTCGCCGACCTGCGCAATGAGTTCGACTGGCTCAAGGATGCACTCGGTAAGCACGTCAACGGCATCTCTGCGGTGGCGTGGCACGAAGGTGACGACGGTGAGTACGACGTTCGGGAGGTCATTGCACTGCTGATGGCACTCGATCCAGTTCGCTACCCGTTGGAGGATCCGATCGGTATCGAGAACACATACGCGCGCCTCTCCTCCGTTTTCAAGTCATACCAGAGCGACAGTCCCCAGGTCGAACGCTTCGCGCCGATCGCGCTCGAGGCGCTTGAACTCTACGAATACATCCGCATGACAGCCGCGTCCGTCTGGGCTACGGAACGGTTCAAGACCTTGAAGATTGCCGATAGGCGGACCAACGGGCTTCACCAGTTCCCGTTCTTGCTTGACCCGACAGGGCGGGCAAGTAGTTCAGATGTACGGCTTGCCAAAGCTGTCGCTGTACCCAGCTTCGCTGCGTTCCGTGCTCTGGTAACCGTGCCTGAGACCGGACCGGCGGAGTGGCGCTACCCGTTCGAAGAGATCAAGCGAATGTGGGATCAGTACGGTGCCGAGGTACTCCGCGAGGTGCACGACTCTGTCATGCGCCAGCACGGCGGCAACACTCACTACGCTGGGCGGTCCATCATGCTCTACCGCGCAACCAGCCGGACGCTTGAGTTGGCTGACCTGCGCCGACGCGTCGCCGAGTAGAAGCCGGGGCGTCGCGCCACCTCCTAACGGCGCGACGCACTACTATCGACTCGACTTGACATTCATGCGAAACCTGCGAAGAACTGTGTTACGGTTCACGTAGTGCAGAACTGGGCCCACCGGAAACGGCGGGCCTTCTGCATTTAACCAGTGCTTCCGATCGGGTGCCCCCGGTCGGAACCTGCCTGACGTCACCTGTCCACACTGCACCCCAAGGCCCCCGGCAACCGGGACGGCGCGACGTTGAGTTCGCGCGCGCGCGAATACCGGCCCGGGAGAGCATCGCTGAACGGGGCTGAAGCTGACGTCGGGCACGAGCGGGGCAGGGTAGGGCGCGGACTTTGATCCCGGCCCGCCTGCCCCGCCCACCCACTTCCGGCACGCCGTGTCAACGCTGCGCATTCAGCGAAGAACCCCTAAAGGACCGTTCCCTGTTAGGTCCGGTGTCTCTGCGCGGGTGCCGGAACCCTTCTCGAGAGAGGCCGCGTCATGGATCCTCGACGGCTGTACGCCTGCGAGCGCTGCGGGGACATGGCACCATCGCCTCTCGCCGCGGCTGAGTGCTGCGACCCGGCCGACGACTGACCGCTTCGGCAGATCAGGGTCTCCAGAATCACGGGGGTTAGACCCCGCCGAATTCGCAAGAACCGCGGAAAGACGCGGAAGTCACTCAACCATTCGAAGGGCCGGGCATGCAGACATTCATCTGGGCGCTCCTGATCGCCTCGGCGGTCGGCATCCTGGCCGGCGCCCCATCGGTTGACCGGAGGCGCACACCGTCCTGGTTCGACCTGCTGCCGTACCTCAGCCCATCGAAGAAGGGCAGCGGCCGGCTGCAGCAGACCGCGGCGCACCGGAAGCGCAAGACGCGGAGGTAGCTCATGGCCCGGACGAACACGCGTCGCATGCACGCTCTGCGCGATGAGTTCTTCGAGGAGGGCCGCACTCAGTCACGGTCTGATGACCCTGAGGTGCGGGCGCTGTCCGATTGTTGGCTGTGCCGATCGTCGATCGACTACGTGGCCGACCCGCACTCGACGGCGGACTCACACAACCTCGACCACTACCACACGGTCCACGACCGCCCCGAGTTGCAAGAGGATCCGGACAACTTCCGGCACTCGCACATGGCGTGCAACCTCAAGCGAGGCAAGACCACACCGACCGCTGGATTGGGCGAGAGCGTGCCCGACTGGTGGTAACCCAATGACAGGAGAACAACCCATGGTCGCACTGCTACCCATCGAGGGCACCGTGAGCGTCACCCTCGATGGCTCCGAAGCGATCGGGCTCGGGATGTTCAGCATCCCGGTCAACGCGACCCTGGACGCCGAGACCGGCATGGTCAGCCTCAAGGGCGTGACCAACGAGGAGATCATGACGGCAATGGCCGGAGCGCTCCGGTCTGCAGCTGACCAGATCCTCGCCACGCTCCAGACCGTCAAGGCCGAGATCATCGCAGTCTGCCCGACCTGCGATGCCCACCTCGGAGTGCAGGACGCATCGACCACCATCGAGCACGGCCTCAACGGCGGGCACATCGAGAGCCGGAGGTACTGACCGTGAACAAGTACACAGCCGTCGGCCTACTCGCCGCAGCAGCCGAGGGTAAGCGCATCATCGTGGTGTCACCTCATGGCTCGGCAGTCCGTGATGCGGTCGACGAAGTACACCAGCTAGCGCCTGACCTTCAGTGGCGACGCACCAACGGGGCCACATGGGTCGCGCTCCCAGCAGGCGGATCGATTCGCTTCCTCACCCGGCCGCAGCTTCGCGGCCAGAGCGCCGACGTGGTGCTGGTCGAAGACGACCGGGACCTCAACGTCGACGTCGTCCGCGAGTTGCACGCAGTCGTCAAGGCCAGCCCAGACGGCGAGATCGTCCGCTACTGAGGCCCCCGTGCCCGCATCATCGAAGGGAGACACCATGGCGAAGCTCGCACCATTCACCGCGACCATCGTCGTCACCCTCGGCGGCACGGACCTGCCCATGGACTTGGTCACCTTCGAGGTGCCACTGCGCACCAGGGCGCTGACCGGCACGGATGACACCGCCCGCTTCGACGTCGACGTGAACCGGACCGAGCTTCGAGCCCACCTGACCCGGAGTGTCCGAGTACTCGCCGACCGCATCGAAGCATCCTTCCTCGCACCCGACGGTGTCCTGCTCACCTGTGAGGAGTGCGGAGAGCAACTGGCCGTGCTCGCACCCTCCACACTTCACCACGAGGCAGATGGAGCCCACACGGTCGGCCCTGTGGACACCCAGCACCCACTGACGAGCCATCACACCCCGGAACCGTCAGAAAATCCAGCGACGGGCCCGGGGAAGGACCACCGCCAAGGGGAGCTGTCCTCTCTCCCCGAGGGTCTGACCGGGGGTCGCACGTGCGCGTGCGCGGGTAGAGGGTACGGAATCGGCGATGTTGTCGTCGCAACCGAGATTTCGATCGGTGCTGCGGCTCATCTCGATGCGACGGGCAAGGACGCCGGCGCGATCGCTGCTCTGCTCACCTTGGCGCACAAGGTCGACGACTATGACACGGTCCTCGATCACCTCCTGGAGCAGATCGCGGCGGACCCCGAGTCGAAGATCCGCCCGCCGGCCGCGGACAATGTGTCGCTGCCGACGTATCTGAAGTACTCCGAATCGCTCGGTCTGACGCCTGGCGGCCGCGGTGAGCTCACCGCTGGGAAGAAACCGGGCGCCGCGGCCCCTGATGAGTTAGCTGCATTCCGCAATCTGGGGCGTAGCGCCGGTTAGTTTCTGCGGAGGTGCTCGTGTCCGCGAAGGAACTTGGGCGGACGAAGCCGCGGATCTACACGAAGCCGCTCCGCAAGCTGACTCCTGAGACCTCCCGAGGGTTCGAGGTCATCGACTTCGCGACCAACATCCTGCGGGTGAAGCTGTTCCCGTGGCAGATGTGGCTCCTGATCCACATGCTCGAGATCGACGAGCATGGCCTGCTGCGGTTCCGCAAGGCGCTCGTGATCGTCGGCCGGCAGAACGGCAAGACGATGATCGCCGCCGTGCTCGCGGCATTCTGGCTGTACGTCGACGCGGGCCGTTGGCCGGACCAGTTGCCCGAGCAAGACTTCGTCGTCGTCGGCGGCGCCCAGAAGCTCGACATCGCGATGAAGCCCTGGAAGGCAGTCCGCCGGTGGGGTGCACCTGACGACCCGAAGGTCGGCATCGCGCACGACCGCGTGCCGGCCCTGCAACGGTTCACCTACCCCCCGCGCACGACCAACGGCGAGACCGAGCTGCGCACTATCGGCGGTGGCTCATACCTCCCCCGGACCTTCGACGGCGCCCGCGGCCAGAGCGCGGCGAGGCTCCTCCTTGACGAACTGCGCGAGCAGTACGACTACGAGGGCTGGTCGGCCATTGAGAAGTCCGCGAATGCGATGTACGACTCGCTGCTGGTGGCCTTCTCCAACGCCGGAACGAAGCGCTCTCGCGTCCTCAAGGACGTTCGCGCGACCGCGCACGAGGGCGTCGACGACCCGGACACTCAGTGGTTTGTAGCTGAGTGGTCCGCCGAGCAGGACGCAGCCCTCGACGATCCGAAGGCATTCCGCCAGGCCAACCCGAGCGCCGGCTACCTGCCCGGTATGACCATCGCCGGTCTGATGCGCTCGGCGGCCGAGGCCAAAGAGAAGAACGTCGAGCGCGTCGAGGTACTCGGCCAATGGGTCACGGCCGAGGTGAACAACTTCATCGAAGCGCCCGAGTACCGCGCGCTGGTCCGGCCGATCAAGGACATCCACATCCCGAAGGGCGGCCGCACCGTGTGGGGCGTGGACGTCTCGGATGACCGAAGCACGACGTGGCTGTCCTCTGCGGTCTACACCGAGGAGGGCGTGCCGTTCTCCTACAGCCGGATCAAACGTGCCGGCATGATATGGCTCCCCGAATATCTCGCCGACCTGGCCGAGACATCCGGGCACCGTGAGGTGGCTCTGAACGCCAGGGGCTGCGCGGCGATGGAGTTCATCAAGCCGCTCAAGGACCTCGGCCTCATCGTTCACGAGATCGACGGGCCCACGTACGCGATCGCTACTGGTCGCCACCAGGATGCGGTGCGCGACAAGAACCTCGTCGTCGTCAACCAACCCGATATCGACCTTGCTGTGCAGGGCGGTGTCGTCGTCCGGTACGGCGACAACAAGGCGTGGTCGCGGCCGAAGTCTCTACCGGTAGACATCGCGGGTCTCATCTCGATGTCGCTCGCACTGTACGCGCTCGAGATCCTGGCTCCTCCCCTCGTCGAAAAAACTCCACCTCCACCGCCCCAGGCGGAGATGGTCACCCGCGACGACGTGACGCCATCCGATGCGAACCTCGCATCGGTTTCGTTCTAGCCCAATTCTGAAAGTAGGTGCCGCATGCCAGAAGAGCAGGGGTATCAGGTAAGCGGGCTCTCGTCGTGGGCAAGCATGGCCGCCGAGTCTCACGAGACGAACCCGGATCTCGCATGGCCGCTGTCGGTCGAGGTGTTCGACAAGATGCGCCGCGAGGATTCCCAGATCGGGTCCGTGTTGCGCGCTGTCACGCTCCCGATCCGTGGCGCTGAGTGGATGATCGACCCGGCCGGCGCGAGCGATGAGGTCGTGGATCTCGTGTCTACGGACCTCGGCTTGCCGGTGAAAGGTCGGCCGCCGGTCAATCCACTGCGCACCAAGGGGCGTTTCCAGTGGGGCGAGCACCTGCGCCTGGCGCTGCTCGAGCTGGTCTACGGCCATTCGTACTTCGAGCAGGTCTATCGGCCAGAGGGCGAGAGGCTGCGGCTCAAGAAACTCGCATGGCGCCCGCCGCGCAGCATCTCGAAGGTGAACGTCGCCCGCGATGGCGGCCTGATCTCCATCGAACAGCACGGAGTGAAAGACCCGATCACCGTCGACCGGCTCGTCGCCTACGTTAACGACCGCGAGGGTGGCAACTGGATCGGCCAGTCCCTGCTCCGCACGGCGTACAAAAACTGGCTTCTGAAAGACCGGATGCTGCGTGCTCAGGCTCTCACGGTCGAGCGCAACGGTCTCGGCGTGCCGGTCTACACGGCCGCCCCCGTTCCGGATGGAGCCTCTGCGGAGGAGCGCGATGCGTGGCTCAAGTCCGAAAAGGAGGCGGGCCTCAAGCTCGCCAAGGGGTTCCGCGCAGGCGAAGCCGCTGGAGCATCCACCCCGAACGGCTCGAGCCTGACGCTCATGGGCGTCACCGGCAAGCTGCCCGACACCGACGCACCGATCCGATACCACGACGAGCAGATCGCCCGCGCGGTGCTGGCCCACTTCCTGAACCTCGGCACCGAGACAGGATCCTGGGCGCTCGGCTCCACGTTCGCTGACTTCTTCACCAGCTCGCTGAACGCCGTCGCAGCGCACGTCAAGGACACCTTCAATGCTCACGTCATTGAGGATCTCGTGGACTGGAATTGGGACGAGACCGAGCCTGCACCGCGGCTCGTGTTCAAGCCCATCGGTTCGGGTGGGTCGCTCACCGCTGAGGCGCTCAAGAGCCTCATCGACGCGGGTGTGATCAAGGCCGACGAGTCACTCGAGACATTCATGCGGGCGGCGTTCAGCCTGCCCGTGAAGGACACGGCCGCCCCGGCCACCGAGTCTGATGGGTCGATTTCCGATGCGGACGCGGCCCGGTTCGCGGCTGAGGTGGTGCAGAAGGTCTACCTCGGTACCAACGAAACGCTCCTCAGCGGTGTCGAAGCGCGCGATCTCGTGCGCCGCGCTGGGGCGAATCTCGGTGCGACCGGACCTTCCAGCAACTGAATGCGAACCCCGACCAACACCTCACAGGAGGAAGCATGACCACGAAACACAAGAACCGCTACTGGGGTGATGCCGCGCTCCCCACGTCGAAGGCTGAGTTCTTCAACGCGATCACCACGCCCGCGTCTGCCGGCGATGGCACCGTGGCGACGATCCGCATGTACGGGCCGATCGATTCGTACGGCGGATTCTGGGGCATCTCCACCAAGGATATGGGGGTCGTGCTCGATGCACTGCCCGATTCGGTGACGCAGATCGTCCTCAGGATCAACAGTCCTGGCGGCGAAGTGTTCGAAGCGATGTCGATCCTCAACATGCTGCGCTCCCACAAGGCGAGCGTGACCGCGGTCGTCGACGGGCTGGCCGCCTCTGCGGCATCGTTCGTGGCCGCGGGGTGCGGCGAAACCGTCATGTCTCCCGGCTCTCAGATGATGATCCACTCCCCAATGTCATTCTCCTACGGCAACGCGGGGGATTTCCGGAAGACCGCCGACGTGCTCGACAGCGTGGAAGCATCCATGGTCGAGATCTACACCGAGAAGGCGGGCGCCAAAGACTGGGCGGCTCTGCTTTCGGATGAGACGTGGATGACCGCAGCGGCATCCGTCGAGCTCGGTCTCGCCGATCGCATCGCCGTCATCCCCGACGCCGGCGAAACCGAGACGGTCGGAGCCGACGAACTGGTCTTCACCGCCCCTGACGGATACGACGACACGCTCGCCCGAGTCGTTCGTCTCCCTGACCGGGCTGCTGCCCGTTCCCACAATCTCCCGAGCTCGTCCGAGCTGGGACAACCCACCCGAAAGGAACCGCTCACCATGAGTGAAATTCTCCAGGCTGGCCTCCGCGAGCGGCTCGGCGTAACCGATTCCGCAATCTCCGACGAGCAGCTCCTCGCTGCCGTCGACGAGGTGCTCGACAAGGCCACCGAACCCGCCCCCACCGTCCCGGTCGGAACGGTCCTGATCGACTCCGCCGTGCTCACCGACCTGCAGGCATCCGCCGCGCTGGGTCGCCAGGCACGCGAAGAGCAGGACAACTCCCGCCGCGCCGCCATCGTCGACAGCGCAGTGAAGGACGGCCGCATCGCGCCGGCCTCGCGCGACCTGTGGCTCACCAACCTCGCCGCGAGCGAAGAGGGAACCACGGCCATCATCGCGTCTCTCGCGAAGAACGTGGTTCCGGTGTCCGAGATCGGCACCTCCGAGGACCCGTCCGAAGCCGACAGTCTCTACGCGCTCGCGTGGGGCACCGACACGAAGGAGGCCTAACCATGGCTGACTACCTGCCCAAGTTCACTCCAGGCAAGGCTGTGACGTTCACCGCCACGGTCGCCGTCATTGGTGGCCGTCTGGTCGACGTGACCGGCAACCGCAGTGTCGGCCCCGCGGGCGCCGACGCCGCTGACGTTGTTGGTGTCGCTGGCTTCGACGCCGCGATCGGCGAACCCGTCACCGTCTACACCCGCCCCACCGGTGTGCACCAGCTCGTCGCCAGTGGCGCGATCGCCGCCGGCGCGAAGGTCATCTCGGCAGCCGCCGGGAAGATCGCCACTCAGGCTGCTGGCGTCAACCCCATCGGCATCGCCCTCGAGGCTGCTGCCGCCGACCTGGACGTCATCGACGTCCTGTTCATCTAAGGAGCAAGAAAGACATGGCGTCTTACACTTACCCGGTGCCGCGGCTGTCCGGCACGCTGACCCCGGAGCAGACTCACCTCCTGCTCCGTAACCCCCTGCTGATCGCGAAGCGCGTCGCCGCGCTGACCGACCAGCGGTTCATCTCCGACTACCTGCTCGGTGGTCGATTCAACGCCGTGGGCGGCGGCATCTTCTACGAGACCGGCGAGCAGATCTTCCCCGCCGACAGCTCGGAGTCGGTCGCCCCGAACGGCGAGTACCCGAAGACGGTCATGACCGATGGCGAGATCGCCTCGGCCAAGACCGACAAGCGCGGTCTGGAGACCGACATCACCGACGAGCGCATCGCGCGCGGCGCTCAGGGTGCGGTTGACCGTGCGCTGACGAAGCTCGTCAACGGTGTCATCCGCGACGTCGACGGCATCGGCATGGCGGTCATCGCGTCGAAGGTCACCGACACGTTCGCCTCCGGCGCATGGACCACCGTGGCGAACGTCGTGCAGGCGCTCGCGACCGCCAAGGCCCAGCGCGAGGATCTGGCCCTGGGCCTGAGCCTCGACACCATCGCGCTCAGCGGCACCCAGTGGGCGAAGGTCATGGGCCTGTTTGCCACGGCCGGCGTGCTGCCCCGGGAGAACGGAAACCCGATCGTCAACGGTCAGTTCCCGACCGATCTCCTCGGCTACACGTGGGTGACCTCGCCGCACATCGTGGGCTCCGACCCGCTGCTGGTCGACCGCGAGCAGCTGGGCGGCATGGCCGACGAGGATCTCGGTTCGCCCGACTACGTGCGCGCCGGTGACTTCAACGTGGAGACCTACTCGAAGCGCAACGACACGGACAGCTGGACCGTCCGTGCACGCCGCGTCGTGGTCCCCGTGGTCATCGAGCCGCGCGCTGGTCTGCGCATCAGCGGAACGACTCTCTGATGGCGGAGCGCTACGTCGTCACGGGCGCTGCGGTTGTGCTTCCTCTCAATGGCGGCAGCGAGCGGTACCTATACCGCGGCGCACCGGTCGGCGACGGGTTCACTCCGGAGGGCGTCAAGCACGCTCTCTCCCTCGGCCTCATCGCAAAGGTGAAGGCACCCGCTGCCGCCGAGAAGTCGGCCGCAGAGAAAGCTGCAGCCGACCAGGCTGCCGCAGAGAAGGCCGCGGCCGACAAGGCCGCTGCCGAAGCAAAGTAACCAGAAGGGGGCGGTGGAGTGATCACGCCAGCCGAAATTAGTTCTGACGAGAATCTCGCGCGACGCATTCTGGTGCGCGCACGTTCCATCGCCCCCTGTCTCAATTCCATTCCCGACGACGACGACCGGAAGCTCGACGCGATCGCGATCCTCAAGGGCGTGATCGCCGAGGTTCCGGCGCCCGGTGCACGCCGGGTTCGGTCGCGCGGAAGGAATGGGACGTCGATCAGCTACAACGACCCTGGTGGGGCGTTCAGTGACGACGACATCATGAGTCTCCGCTCGCTGTGTGATGCGGCCTCCGTCGGCCTCCCCATCGGGAGCTTCCCGGCGGCACGCCCCCTCGCGCGTGAATGGGTCGAAGGCGAGTACTCGTGAGCTGGGCTGACCCGTTCTGGTACCCGCACACGGTGAGCATCCGCAACGCTCACCCATCTGGCGGCATGGGCACAGGGTACGACGTCGCACGCACCGTGAAGGCGGAAGTGAAGGATGAGCAGCGTCTCATCCGCGCCGCCAGCGGAAGCGAGGTCGTCTCGTCATCCTCGGTGACTGTGCCGATTGGAGAGCATGTCCCGGTCGGTTCGCTCGTCACCGTGTGGCCCGGCAAAACTCGGGCGCGCGAAGCGGTTGTGCTCGCGGTCAGCGCCGACGAGAACGGCATCGACGATCTCGACTCGTTCCTCGTCCTGTTCCTGAAGTAGTCGGTTAGGCGAAGCGCAGGATCAGCATTCCTACCGTCAGTGCGAGAGCGACGTAGCCGAACACAAGGCCGATCTTGGCGCTGCCGCCCGATGCTCGTGCCAGCGCGATGTGTCCGATGATGATCGTCGCAATCGCGGCCATGAACGCCAGGGGCGCGGCGAGTAGGCCGACTACCGGTAGCACGCCGAGTAACGCGAGCACCGCCGCGGCAATGCCGACGACGAGCGTCGGGGTAGCAAGCGGGCTCCGTGTTGCGGGCTGAGTCGTCATAGCAGCACACCATACCGGAAAGGTCGCCATGAAAATACTTACGCCAGCCCTCTCGATCGTTGAGAAGGCTGCGCAGGACGGCCTGCGCGAAGCGGGCCGCGAGATTCTGAAGGTCGCCCGCAAAAAGAGCCCTACCGACTCCGGGGCCGCGGACAAGTCCGGGTTCTCGCTCGTCGACGACATGACCTTGCAGGTGGGGTTCAAGTCGCCGATCGCGCGCATGCAGCACGAGAACCTCGACTTCCAGCACAAGGACGGCGAGCAGGCGAAGTTCCTCGAAGCCGCGGTCGATGAGGTCGACGTCGGGGCGATCATCGCGAAGAGGGTGCGTGCAGCCCTTGGATGACGCGACCCTGACCAAGCTCATCTGTTCGATCCTCGGCGGTATCCCCAGCTGGGACTGGAACCCGGACGACCCGGATCACGTCTACGCACTGGGCGCCGTGGTCATCTTCTACGGCGCGCTCGGCACCGCCCCCGACAAGGCCGCAGGCGTCCGCGTGTACGGGACCACCGACGAGCGTGACCTCGGCTGGCGGCGCGTGCAGCTGCGCCTCCGTGGCGAACCAGGCCGACCCGATGGTGCCGACGTGCTCGCCGCCCCGGCGTTCGCGGCCCTCCAAGGACTTTCCCGTTTGGGAGGGATCAGCAGCATCAGTCGACAATCCATGGCACCAGCCGGTACCGACGACAACCGGCGCGAAGAGCGCACGGAGAACTACCTCATCATTCTCGATAATTTGGAGGCTCTCACATGAGCAGCAAAGTCCCCCTTCCCGCCGGTACGACGCTCGGCAAGAGCTTCGAATACGGACTCGACGTCAACCTCGGTACCGAGGCGGTGCCGGTCTGGCAGCCTGTCCGCCGCATCAGCGGGTTCCAGCCCTCGCCGACGCCGACCACGCAGGACGCGCAGACGTACGACGACCTCGGCGCTGCGAACAGCGATGTGACCGGCTGGTCGATCGCTCTCGCTTTCAACGTCCAGGTGAACCGGGCGATCACGACCGGGCTGTACCTGCCCGAGATCGAAGCGATCCTCGCGCGCACCAAGCCGACCGCGAAGGGCGAGGCGGCCGTCCTCGACGTGCGCTGGTACCACAAGCCGGAGTCTGGCGCACCGAACCCGACCGACGCGGGCCGCGGCTTCACGACCGTTTCATACTCGCGCCAGAACACCGGCCCGAACGGCGAGATCGAGGTGCTGTCGGTGTCCCTCACTGGCAAGGGTACCTACGACGAGATCGCCAACCCGTTCGCGGGCTGGGCTGTCACCGCGCCGGTCATCTCCGGAGTGTCGGCTGCTTCTCCCGCGGTGAACCCTGCGGGCACCGGCAAGCAGGTCACCATCACGGGTCTGAACCTGACTGGCGCGACCGCCGTCACGATCAAGGCAATCGCGGTGACCTCGTTCGCTGTGGTCAGCTCGACCACGATCATCGCCGTCCTGCCGACCGACACCGCCGGCACCGTGCCCGTCGTCGTCACCACGCCCGCGGGCGTGTCGGCTGCGGTCAACTACACCCGGGCGGCGTAACCGATGGGCGCTATCGACTTCGGCGAGTGGGTGGCGCCCGACCTCGAGCTCAAGCTGGGAGGGCGCACCTACACGGTGCACCCTCCCACGGTCGAGGCCGCGAAGATGATCCTTGCGGCGGCGGTGCGCGGTGAGGTCCATCTCGGCCTGGTCACGGGTGAGATCCCACCAGAGGTCCAGGCGATGCTCGACACGATCGGCGACGGACACCCCGCACTCGGCGATACGTACGCTGCGATGGTCGCCGACCAGGTGCCCGCCCCGACCATCGACCGCGTGGCTTATTACGCGGTCTTCTACTGGGCCCGCGGCAAGGAATACGCCGACACCCTCGCAAAGCTGCTCTGGCTGCCCCGTGACCTCACAACCGGGGCTGTGGGTGAGTCGGCCCCAAAAGGCTGAGCACCGCCGAGGAATGGGCACCTTTCGGCATCGGGGAACCTGATGCCGAGGGGTGGTTCCCGGACTATCGGCCGGTGCCCCAACATCTGAAACCAGAAGCGCCCGACGCGATGCCCGGCAAGACACCGGCGGCCGACATCGACGGGTCGCTGCTGGCGCTCGTCACCAACTGGCGACTGGTCATCGCCGAGCTCGCAGAGCGCGGCATCGACCTCTACGACCCCGCTGTTCTCGCGCGTCCATGGCCCGGTGTGCGGGCCGTGATCTTCTCTCTCATTGACTCGAACACGCGGCTGCGCGCCGTGCTCACCCGGAGGTGACTCATGGCTACTCTCAGGGCAGCAGAGCTGGAGATCCTATTCACGGCGAACACCGACCAGGTGCAGAAGGCCGACAAGGACGTCAAGACCATCGGCGAGCGGATCGAGAAGAAGCCGATCACGCAGAAGGTCAAGGCTGACGAGAAGGACGCCCTGGCCGGCATGGACCGGGTGGAGCAGGCCGCGAAGAAACTGGTGTCGAAGGACACCGCTCTGAAGCTGGACGCGGATGTCACCCGTGCCGAGAAGGGTCTCGACCGGGCGAAGCAACGCCTCGCGGACCTGGAGGTGCGCGCGCTTGGCGGCCTCGACGTGACGGCGGATGTGCGCCGTGCCGAGGCTGCCCTGTCGAAGATCGAGCGAAACCTCGCCGGGCTGCAGGCGGCGAAGACTCAGATCCAGGTCGAGGCGGACACCACCCCGGCTGAGAGTCGACTAAGCCGTTTCTTCTCCCGGTTCCGGAGCGACGCGGATGCCGCCGGGCAGGAGGGTGGCAAGTCATTCTCGAAAGGGCTGGACTCCGCAACGCGCGGGGCTGGCGAGAAGGTCGGCGACGCGGTCGGTGGCGACATCGAGGGGACTCTCATCTCGGCGCTGGCCGCCATTCCTATCGCGGGCGGGATCGTGCTCGCGGGTGTTGCGATCGGCAAAGCCATCAGCGGCGCTGTCCAGGATGGGCTGCAGGTCGAGGTCGGCAACGACCGACTACAGGCATTGACCGGGATCAGCGAGGCTGACGCGCTCCGTCTCGGCCGTGTCGCTGGTGAGGCCTACGCGAATGTCTTCGGCGATTCCGTCGAAGCGAACATGGACACTACCCGTCTCGCGCTGCAGTTCAACCTCATCGACGCCGACACATCCACGAAGAGCGCGCAGAAGGTGGTCGAAGGGCTGTCCGGGATTGCTGATGTTCTCGGTGAAGACGTGCGCCCGATCGCTGCGGCGGTCACCACGTTGCTCAGTTCCGGTGTGGCGAAGTCTGCGGAGAACGCGTTCGACCTTCTCGCGACCGGTGCCCGTGAGGGTGTCAACCGCAGTGAGGATCTCATCGATACCTTCACCGAGTACCCGGCGCTGTTCGCTCGCCTCGGCCTGTCTGGCGAGGAAGCGCTCGGGCTCATGAACCAGGGGCTGAAGGGCGGAGCGCGCAACAGCGACATCGCCGCAGATGCCCTGAAGGAATTCCAAATTCGTGCGACCGACGCGTCGAAGTTGTCGGCGGAGGGTTTCACGGCGCTAGGCCTGAATGCCGAGGAGATGACGGCCAAGATCGCACGCGGCGGCGAGGGCGCGCGCGAGGGGCTCGATCAGGTGCTCGACGGGCTTCGCAACATGGAGGACCCTGTAGCGCGCAACGCCGCCGCAGTGGCCCTGTTTGGTACTCAAGCCGAAGACATGGGTGAAGCCCTATTCCACATGGACCTGTCAACCGCTGTCGAGCAGCTGGGCGGCGTGACGGGCGCCGCCGAGAAGATGTTCGCCACCCTCTCCGACAACGACGCGACGAAGATGGAGCAGGCCGGCCGTAACATCGAGGTCGCGGCTGACGGCATCAAGGGCGCCCTTGCAGCGGCGTTCTCAGAGCCGCTTTCCGACCTCGCCGACTTCGTGTCGCAGAACCGCGGGCCAGTCATGCAATTCATGCTGGACCTCGCGAACGGGGCGCTCGACTTCGGCGTCTCCATGGTCGAGTCAACTGCGGACGGCACAGAGGCGCTCGGTGAATTCATTGCCGGGCCCGGCGCCCAGATGATCGACCTGCTGATTGGAGTCCAGAAGTCTCTCAACCCCTTCGCTGACACGTCAGCGCTCGAGGGAATGCGCGACGGTATGGAGGGATTCAAGGACGTCACGGCCGAAGCCGCGGACACTATGCGTAAAAAACTGATCGAGGAGGGTCTGGAGCCGGCGCGCGCGAAGCTGAACGAGTTTGGCGAGGGCGCTATCGCGATGGGATTCCTGAACGACGCCTCGCTGCGACTCGCCGGTGCTATCGGTGAGGTCGGCACCACTGCTGAGGGCGCGGCGTATGGCCTCGACGGGATCGACCTGGCGAACATCCGCGCGTCTGATTCGGGCAAGTTTCTTGAGGATCAGGTGCGCAACTCGATTGCCGCAATGTCCGATCAGGTCGGGGCGGCTGCCGCTACAGGTGAGAGCCAAGACGAGCTCGCCGCCCGGTACCACGCCGGCACGGAGGCACTCGTGGGCCAGCTCACCCAGATGGGCTTGACCGAGGGGCAGGCGCGGGCGCTCATTGACACGGTCTTGCAGACTCCCGCGTCGGCGACCACGGAGTTCGGGTCGAATGCTACTGACCAGCAGACGAAGGTGCAGGGCCTCGCAGACCGCATCACGACTTTGCCTGACGGCTCGGTCGTCATCAACGCCGACACCGCGACAGCCAGCGAAAAGATCGCCCAGTTCGTGCGCGATCTGAACAACATTCCAGGTCGTCGTGACGTTGTTATCAACCAGGTCGTCAAGGAGACGGGCGCGGCGCGCGGGCAGGTCGGGGCGGCCTACAACGCGCGGGGGAACATCCTCGAGTTCATGGCGCAGGGCGGCCTTCACGGGCTCACGCCGATGTCGCACACTGCTCAGGTCGTGCCGCCGTCGACGTGGCGTGTCGTCGGTGACCGCGGCGACGTCCCTGAGTCGTTCATCCCCATCGACGGATCCGCCAGGTCGATGTCGATCCTGTACGAAACGATGCGCCGCATGGGTGTGACGCCGATGGGCGCCGGCGGAATCAATGGGCCGGAGGAACTACGGGCCGCGCGGCCGATCATCAACCACTGGAACATCACTCAGGCGAGTAACACGTCGGCGATCATCGCTGAGGTTTCGCGCCGTCAAAACGATTTGGGGTCTGTCTGATGGTTCGCCCTCTGTATCCGATCATCCTTGGCCCGCTGACCGTGAACACGGTGGATACGGATGGGACAGTGTGGCTGGTCCAGAAGTTCGGTGGCTGGTCGGGCGAGCCGGAGTCGTATCTAGATGTCAACCGGAAACCGCGTCAAGGCGGGGCGTGGGCTGGTGACGGATTCACTGGTGAGCGGGTAATGCCTATTGGTGGGCTGATCACCGCCCGCACGCCGGCGTTGCTGAATGCCGCGATCCGTTCGCTGAAGGCTGCGGTGACAAATGCCCCGTTCCGGATGGAGGTGTCAGAATCCGGCGAGGTTGGCTGGTGCATGGCACAGAAGCAGGGTGAGACACTTGCGCCGAGGATCACCGATTTGGTGGCGCAGTTCTCCATCCAGGTCGTCGCTCTCGACCCACGCAAGCTCGGCGCGACGGTCACCGGCTCCACCCGGCTGCCGTCTACCACGGGCGGCCTGGCGATCCCCTACACAATCCCGTACAGCATCAATGCTGCACAGGTGACGGGGCAGATCAGCCTCAGGAACACGGGGAATGTCGCGGGTCCGATCTTCGGGCGCATCGACGGCCCCTGTGTTGGCCCGGTCGTCACGCACGGTTCACAGGTCCTGTCTCTGCCCCTGCTGACTCTCGGCGCGGGCGAATGGCTGGACATCGACTTCGAGAAACGGGAAGTCCTGGCGAACGGTCAAGCCTCCCGAAACACCTTCATCGGCCAGCGCGGCTGGTCCACTTTCGAGCCCGGACCGAACACCTGGAGCTTCACCGCTGCGAGCTACACGCCCGGCGCTCAACTCTCGATCACAGCCGTTTCGGCAGACAAGTAGGAGACTCATGGTCGACACACTTCACCCGGTAGATTCCATTGCCAACGTGCCCCTGTTCAACGGGCGGCAATTGCGGCAGTTGAACGCGGTCGCATTCGGCGGCGCGACAGCCGCACGGCCCCTTGGCGGTCGTTCCGGCGTGCGCCCGGGCACTTCTGTCAACACGGTCACGGCGACCGCCACAACGTGGACGTGCGGCCCGTTCGCGGGTGCCGCAGATGTCGAGGCGGCGGCTGAGGCGGGGCTGGTGTCGTTCGCCCTCGATGCTGCCGCGTCCGGCGCGATTGCGGCGGCGAACGCTTCCTACCCGCGCTCGGATCTCGTCTACGTTCAGATTGATATCCCGGTGGAGGATGGCTCTGCGGTCCCGGTCGTGACCCGCAAGTATGTTGCGGGGCCGACCGTATCATCGACCCCGTCAGACCCGCCACTGCCCGTCTCCCGCGCATACGCGATCGCCCGCATCAACGTTCCCATCGCTGGCGGCGGTTCACCGACTGTGACGTGGATTGCCCCGTATGCGGTTGCTGCCGGCGGGGTGCTGCCGGTTCCATCGTCTGCGTCTTACCCTGCTTCTCCTTTTGTCGGGCAGGTTGTGGATGATGCGGCGCTTGGCGTTCAGCTCCGTTGGGGCGGGTCGGGGTGGCGCACTCTCGGCCCGTTCGCGCAGGCGGTTGGTAGCCTGTCGGGTGCCGTTGGTACGCAGGTTGTCACCTTCCCTGCAGGCAGGTTCACGCTCGCCCCGCTGGTGTCCGTTACTGCGCTTGCGCCAGGCCTGGGCATGGTCACCACGGTGAGCGGCATCTCAGCCACCCAGATGACCGTAGCCTTCTCCAACTCGAGCGGGTATGTCAACGGGCAGTCCTTCCATTGGCAGGCCACGCAAGCGACCGCGATTTCGGCGGCAGGCTGATGTACAACCCCTTCTCTCGCTGGCGGGTGACGGGCACTTGGGCCGATCACATGTCCTATTCGGAGGGCGGCACGGACTACCCACTGGATTACGGGACCCCGCTGCCAGCACCAGGGGCGGGTCGGCTCGTCGTCAACGGGTGGGTGGGCACCGCGGGCCGCCGTTCCACTTTGTGGCTGGACGAGCCTTCCGGCCCGATGGTCGCCGTGGTCTTTCAGCACCAGTCACGGTTCGGTGTTGCCGGGCATTACGACGAAGGCCAGACCCTCGGATGGTCGGGCGCGTCCGCGAGCGGCCGAGATTACGGCGGGCAGGTGCACCTGCACATTCACGGCTTGAACGCGGGAGGCAAACGCGTTGATTTCACCCTCTACTCGGCCAATTCTGCCGTCGCCTCGTTCGACACGAGCGTGCTCGACACGTCAAAACCCGTAACCCCTCTACGCAAGGAGAACACCATGCGACTCGTCGCCGGCCAACCATCCAACCGCCGTGTCGCCCTCGGCGAGCTCACATGGCAGGTCCTGCCGGGTGAGCAGGCGTCGCACTCAGCGCACGTCTGGGAGTCACCTTCTGGTGGCCCCGCGCACGGGGAACCGCTCGTCATCGACGATGCCACCCTCGACCTTGAGATCGGGCAGATTCAGCAGCGCCGGGCCCAGCTCGCCCGAGCGTTCAACAGCCTTCGGGCATAGGGGGCCGCAATGCCTGAACTCACATGGGTCGCCACCGACCTGAAAACCGGTGTGATCCTCGCCGACCTGCCCGACCTTGACGTGAGATCAGTGAAGACGACTCTGGGCCGGTACGAATCCGCGCAAGGCGTCCTGCCGCTACCTACAGCCCCGGAGAACTGGCAGCGCGCCACCCTTGAGGGCGCGTCGAACCTGATTCTGCTCGAAGACGACGCGCCGTACTGGGGCGGGATGGTGACGGAGCCGACCCTCTCCGAGGGCGACACCGTGCCTCTGAACCTCGCCACTCTCGAGGCGTACTTCGACAAGCGATACGTGGGCCATGAACTGTTCGCCCAGGTCGGGCAGAACGTCATCGTCAAGACGCTGGTGGAGAAGTATGCGGTGGCCGGCCCCCTTGGTGGGGTGCCGTTCCGGGTGCAGTTCACCACGCCGGGCAACGGCAAGCTCCGGGACCTCGAATGCAAAGACGCCAGCGATAAGACGCTCTATTCGATCCTCACGGATCTGATGGGACTCGACGGCGGTCCGGAGTGGACGGTCGGCTGGGAGCGCCAGCACAACCCCGAACGGATTACCCCCGTGCTGTTCGTGGGCGACCGCATCGGTGTTGCGCCGCCGCAGGGGCTCGGCCCGGCAGCAACGTTTGAGATGCCCGGCTGTGTGTCGTCGTTTGTGATGGTGCGCAGCTTCGCCAATGGGCGCGGCGCCAACTCGGTGGTGGCGACGTCGACGGCGAGCGGTGATGTGCGGTTGCAGTCTCCGGCCCAGCTCGCGGCTGACCCGATCCGACCGACCTTCGAGCATCGGTGGACACCTTCGACGTCGATCAAGATCGTAGACACCCTCATCGACCACGCTCTGGCCGCGTTGCGAATCCTCGAAAAGGGCAGCTCGGCGGTCGCGCTATCCGCTGATGCGGGCACGGCCCCTACCGGATGGGGCATCGGGGATGACCTCGGGTTCGTGATCGGTGTTTCTGGCGTCGTCCCCGCAGTCCCCGGTGGGGTGTCTGGCACGGCCCGGTGCATCGGCTGGGAGCGCACCTTTGGCGGGACTCCCACGATCACACCAACCCTTTTCGAAACAACGATTGCGAGCCTGTAATGAAGATCAGCGATGCCATGTTGCCAAGCAATGACACCCGCCAGCGGAAGATGGCTGACGTTGAGCGACGACTGCGCGAGGTGGCCGCTTCGGTCGCGGAGACGGTTTCCCCGGTCGTCGTGCAGGCAGCAACTGCTCAGTCCACAGCCAACACGGGTGTGACCAATGCGGCCACTGCGCAGAGCGCAGCAGTCACCGCCGCCGCGGCAGCATCTGTCGCAGATGGCAAAGCAGTGACCGCTCAGAACAGTGCCGTGGTAGCAACCACCGACGCGGCCGCGGCCCAGTCGGCGGCTGTCGCGGCTCAGGGTACTGCGAACGCGGCCGTGTTGAACGCGGCCGCTGCGGACGCGAAAGCCGTCTCAGCGAACAGCGCGGCAGGCACAGCTCAGGCCGCGGCGAGCAACGCGATCTCAGCAGCTTCAACCGCTGATGCGAAGGCGGTCACCGCACAAGGCCAGGCCAACACGGCCACCACGAATGCAGCCTCTGCGAGCACGGCGGCGTCAGCGGCGCAGTTGTCGGCGAATGCTGCCACGACTAGCGCGGCGACGGCGCAGACTCAAGCCGATACTGCTGTGACGAACGCGGCGACGGCGCAGACCAAGGCGAACCTCGCGGACACGAACGCGGCCACCGCGGCCGGAATCGCGAACGCAAAGGCCGTTGTGCTGTACCAGACCGCGGCACCGACGGCCGCGTACCAGAACGCGCTCACCCTCTGGATCGACACCACGAGCAACCTGAACACCCCCAAAAAGTGGGTGTCCGGATCCACATGGGCCGCGGTAACGGACAAGGTTGCCACGGATGCTGCCAGTGCGGCCGCGTCGGCCGGCTCTGCCGCGTCGACGGCGCAAGGCCAGGCCAACACCGCAACTACCAATGCGGCGACAGCGCAGACCGCGGCGAACACCGCGCAGGGTCAGGCGAACACGGCGACGACGAACGCGGCCAACGCGCAGACCCAAGCGAATACCGCCACGACGAACGCCGCGACCGCGCAAAGCGCTGCGAACACGGCCGACGGAAAAGCGGTCACGGCCCAGACTGCTGCCAACACCGCGCAGACTGCCGCGAACAACGCCGCCACCGCAGCGGCGGCCGCCGACGGGAAAGCCGTCACCGCCCAGAGCACGGCGAACGGGAAAAATAAGATCATCTTCTCGACTTCGGCCGCTTCTGGAACGGCTTACGTCGAGGGCGATACCTGGTTCAAAACGACGGCCGCGCTGATCACCGGGCAGTGGGCATTCACCGCTGGGGCGTGGGCGGCCCGGACCATCGACAGCCTGCTGATTGCGAACCTCGATGCGGGGAAGATCACCGCAGGGATCATCGCGGCCGCACGGATCGACGCCACCACCCTCCAGGGGAAAACATTGCAGACTGCGGCGTCCGGTGCTCGGGTTGTGATCGATGCCACCGGGCTGAAAGGGTACGACGCGGCAAGCACCGTGAAGACATCCGTGGGTACCGATGGCATCCTCACCGCCACCGACGCAGTAATCTCCGGCACGATCCGGACAGGCACAACTGGCAAGCGCATCATCATCGATGGCCCGAACAACCTGATCACTCTCGCCTCGCCAAACGGCGTGCAGGCCAGCATTGAGGCGATCGACAGCACGGTAGGCGGCACCGCAGATGTTCGTGTTATGACTCCGAAGGCCCGCTTCGTGGTTGGAGACACCGGGGGCGTGTCCGGGTTCGGCTATGTAAACGTCACCGACACTGCCAGCAATGCTGAGCTCGCAGTCACTGGGCGAATGTATGTCAAGCCGACCTGGGCAGGAACACGTATCGACCTCAGCGCTCGGCAGCGCACCAACCTTACCTATTCGACCTGGTTCAAGAGCCTCACGAGTTGGCCTGTGCGCGCTGGGAGTCTTGGCGGGTTCGGTTTCCTTGCCGGGTCAATCGGCGTTACCGCCAACGGTCTCAACACCACGGCCAATGGTGGGATTCTGCTCTTCACCATCGGGAACGACACTGTGACGGATACAGATGGCGGCTCCATGCGGCCACTAGTTCAATGCACATTTGTTGCCCAAGTCGAGGGGCGTCTGTGCCGTATCCAGGTTGAAACCAACGGAGACGTCATCCTTGTTCCGTTCTCGGCATGGTCGCTGACTCTGGCCGGGACCAAGATCGATCTTGATGGCCTGAGGTGGCCGATCTATGCGGCGTAGCACTTGCCGCGTGAATGAAAAACTGGACTAGTTCGCCACACAGGACGTTGGGATGCCCTGATCGTTGATCCAGCCGGGGGCGAACCCGGGATCACACGTGAACGTCGGGTTCCTCAACCATTCCTCGAACGGGTCGACGGCGGGGGCGGGCGGGGCGGCGGGGGCGGGCGGGGCGGCGGGGGCAACGTCAATGGGCGGGGCCACGGGGGATGGCGCGGCTTCCGGCGCGGCGACAACCGCCGCGCCGGACGCCTCCTCCCCCAGGGCTTCGGTTTCCACGGGCGCGGGCTCGGCCTCTGCGGCCGCCTCGACCGGGACAACCTCGGGGGCGGCCGGCGTGGGCGTCCAAACGCGCTCCAGTGCAACACCGGTCCTATGAGCCCCGGCCGGCCCCGCCGCGGCCGCCTCCCCACACCCGGTCAGTGACACGGCAATGACGACAGCAACAACGGCACCCCAGAAAGTCTTCATGCGTCAAACTGTAGAGGTGTATGAACACCCCCGCAAGGTGTATGAACACCCCCGTTAGGGCTTCGCCACGTACTCCACCAACCCCCGCCGAACCACATCCGACAGCGACTCGCCCCGCTCCGCCGCTTTCGCCTGCGCCGCCGCCTTCAAATCCAGGGGGATACGAACCCCCGTGATCGGGGTCTTCGGCTGATTCGGCATGTCCGCATTCTCACACAACCCAAGGAGCCCCATGGCCTGCCAGCACAACTGGAACTCGACGTGCATCCACGGCTGGTCCTGCGACTGGTGCGACTGCGAACCGGAACCAACCCCTGAGGAGCCGATACGTGGCTGACAACGGACCGGAACCAACCCCGTGGGAACTTATGCGGGGACTGACGCGGGTAGAAGAAGCCATTCACCAGCTCGGCGGGAAAGTTGTTTCGCTCGAGCTGTACACCGCCGACCAACTCAGGGTCAGCTCCCGGCTCCGGGATCTCGAAACGGGCAGCCGGGATTCGAAGGCTGCGGTGATCGCCGCCGACAATCGGGCCGAGGACCAGCGCACCCGCAACCGGTGGACACTCATCGGCCTCGTTGGCGGGCCGTTCATCTCAGCATTCACCGTCTTTCTGATCCAAGGAGGTTTCCGCGTATGACCGCACGACGAGGTATCGGCCCGAACGTTGTCACAGCGCTCGCGCTCATTGGAATGCTCGGCGCCATGGTGTTCCTGATGGGCACCGTCGACCGGCAGGACCGAGAGATGGCGGTGGTCTCCGCGAACAATGACGCGCTGCACTCCCAGGTTGAAGACCAGGGCGTGACACCGGTTGCCCCGCTCGCCGAAACCGTCACCGGCAAATCTGGCAATAACGGCATCGACGGGATCTCCATCAAGGGTGAGCCAGGCCGACCGCCGACCGCCGCCGAAGTTGCGTCATCCGTCGCGAGCTACTGCACCATCCACCTCGACTGCACCGGAGCTACGGGAGCAATCGGCCCGGTGTCCATCGTGCCCGGCCCCATTGGCAACACGGGCGCGGCAGGCGCAGATTCCACCACCGAAGGCCCGCCGGGCGCAGTGGGAGCCGACAGCCAAGTCCCTGGCCCTATCGGCCTGACTGGCCTCACGGGCGCTGGTATCGCGTCCATCCTCTGCCAGGACGACGGCTACTGGCTCTTCACCCTCACCCAACCCGAAGGCACCACAACCACCCAGACAGTCGCCGGCCCCTGCCGCGTCGACCCGATCATCACCCCAACCCAAGGAGTAACCCCATGACCGATCTTTTCCCCCCGATCCGAGACCGCGCGATCGCCTACATCCGCACCTACACGCCGATCCTCATCGGCTCGATCCTCGCCTACCTGCTCGCACACTTCACAATCGCGGCCGCGGTCCTCGCCCAGGCGCAGGTCGTCTTCGGCCCGTCCGTGAAAGACATCCTCGCGGCCGCCGCCACCGCCGCCGTCATCGCCCTCTACTACTGGGGTGCACGGCAGCTCGGCAAGCGCTGGCCGAAGGCAGAGAAATGGCTGCTCGGCTCAAGCGCAGTCCCGACCTACACCGCCAAGCACACCGCGTAAACCCTTGCACGACAATGGCCCCGGCCGTCCTCTTTGGAGGACGGCCGGGGCCATTTTATCGTGCGTTCGGCGATGTACCCAGGCAGCCGACTATTACTCCACGGCTGGCAGGATACTCTTCGGGAGCTCCCTCTCGCCTTTCTTCAGGCGACGCTCGATCTTGGCAATGTCCTCTTCGGCCGCTAGTTCTTCGGGCCGGATGCCGCGCTTGCCGAGCATTTCACGGACGCTACTGCTGTTGTCGACATGCTCTCGCGAAATCAGCCGTTCACCCTGATGGTTCCCACGCTCGATGTTCACTTTCGACATCTCGTTGATTAGATTCTTGGCGGAAATAGTGAGGCTCGGCAGGAAGTCCGCCAGCGGGCGCGAGCCCGTGATCCCATACAGGTTTTTCATCTCTTGCGTATTTCGCCCGCCGAAGAATGCAGTATCTCCGAGTGACTTCACCTTGCCGATAGCTCGACCGTCTAGTCCACGGTCAACGAATACAGACGAAAGCGCTTTGTCCGATGCCCTCAACTGTTCGCGATTCTCAAGCCTTTCAGCCTGGCGCATGTGTTCCTCAATGAGCTCCTGCTTCCGAGTCTGCATTGCAAAATAGCTCTGGGCATAGGCAACGGCCTTCTTCTTGGGGTCGCCGTTCTGCGCCACGAGATAGCAGGCGTACCTCGTGAGCATGAAGTCGTCGACCTCGCGCTGGGCGCCCGAGCCGAGCGTGACCATTTTCGTCACTTGACGAAAATGGTCATCTACTGGTACGTCGACCTGTCGACACGATTCGAGTGCCTTGGCGATCACAAGAGCGAAGCTTTCCCAACGCGCGTAGCCGAATACTTCTTGCAGATCCCTAGCGAACCAGAATCCGTCCGGCCCGCCGTCTCCTTGTATACGAACCTCGTCGAGTCGTGCTTGCAATTCGCTCACCTCAGTGGACTCCAAAATAACCCCCATGTTTTCTTGCGCCTCGGGCAGATCTGCCTTCTCTGGCAGCAGCCTATCTTTCGAGTGGTTCAGCCTTTGACCAGCCACGGCTACCCGGCAGGACGTGCACCACCAGAACGGTCGGGACGCTGTGCCGGCCGCCCTCACCTCGAGGGCGGCCGTGGCCATTTCTGTCGTGCCGAGCGTTCTAGCCCTGCTGGCCTATCGGCCCACGACAGATATCACTCAAAGTCCTCCAGCTCGAAGAGCTTGACCAGGTCGCCGTCATCGCTCGAGGTGACTCGCAACACCTCGCGCTTGCCGGGGAAGCGGGTCGCGAAGAAGTCCTTGAACTCTTGCGCGTTGCGGCTGATGCTCATCAGGGTCACCACGGTGACAATCTGCCGGTCGAGGTGGACGTTGCCTGTGCCTTGGGTCAGGTGCTGATGATGTGACCTCGACCGCGAACCGGCTTCATTCACCGGGTTCAGGCGCTGGAGCTCGTCAAGCACGCCCTCGGGGAACCGTCGGTAGACGTACTCGTTGATGAACCGACCGATGAACTGGGGACGACGGTTGCCCTTCATGGCGTGCTCATGGCCGTAGATCCGCATGACCTGCGTGAAGAACTCCTCGGGGAACCGCTTCACCCACGGCCGGAATGACTCCTCGACGTACTCCGCGAGCAACCGTTGCAGCTCCTGGCGCTCGCGAACATTCTGATAGCCAGTCGCTTCGTCAACGAGCGCAACAATGCCAACCTTTGCGAGGCTACGCATGAGAGTCTCAGCGTTACCGGCGTATTCAAGCTGCTTCTTCGTGAGTCGCACATCGGGGTCGGCGCGCGCCGCAAGATACACATCGCAGATCTCAGGGAGGATCGTGGCGTCGAAGCCCGTGGAGAGGAAGCGTTGTCCGCCAATGCGAAATTCAATGGGGTGAAGGTGCTCGCGAAGATCCTTCGTAATGAAGGGCAGCAGGTTGGCCGAGGCAAGGAACGGTGGGAGCTCATTGCGCGATTCACGTCGGCCGGTTGACGAATCGCGACCGAGCGCATCCATGATGTCACCCTGGCGAATCAGACGCGTCCCATCAGCGAGCACTGCGCAGATCAGCCTGGTCCCCGAGAGGTCGAGAACACCATCGTGGGTAGCAGCCGGCACGTTCTTCTGCCACCGGGCGGTCGCTGCCTGCTTGGCGATCGCCGACCGTTGTGCTGGTGTCAGTTTCTCCGCCCGTGCGCGCCCCCCTTTGCTTGGATCGATTCGCAGGAAAGTCGTGATGTCGTCGGGATCGACGGGGTTCGGCATGCTGTCTCCTCAGTCTTACGCCCTATGCGTGCTAGCAAGCATACGGCGTTGAGTTGATATTCGCAGCCGACCGCCCGCCGCGTGTCGCCAATAGAATATTGCTACTCTGCCACTTTTACTCTAGTTTCGCCCGCACGTGCTTGCTCAGCATGCATTAGTCAGCACCCAGGCATCCACAGCCCTGCTATCTTTGAAGTGCGCTTCACGCCGACTCTCCTCCCCCCAGGATGAGTCGCGGTTGCTTCGCAAGATAACGGCCCCGGTCGTCACCTCCCCCCAGGTGACGACCGGGGCCGTTTTGTCGTTCGAAGGCTATCCAGCCATGCCGCTCGCGAAAGCCTTACCGGCAGCAGACGGTCCTTCAGCTTTGACGATCACTGTGACGAGCTCACTGAAAAGCGTCTCGGCCTCTGCGGCCAGTTGGTCGACCGTCTTCGGCATTGGGGTTGCACGCCCCACCTGCGACTGCTTCTTGCCGTCCTCATATGCGTTGACCGCGTCGAGATACCTGGTGAACAAGCTCATTGAGTCTCCTTCGATTGGGGACTCGACTATACCGTGCGGTCAGCCAGACGTGAGGACAGCGGTGCGGCACGACGGGCACACCCAGTACGGATGCTTCGTCGTGCCGCCGGCCACGCAGGTCGCCAAGCAGTTCGGGCAGTGCGGCGGATCTATGGTGTCGAGGTCGTCATCCATGCCGGGGAGTGTACGCCGCGGTCCCGTCAGCTAGTCGCAGGTGGTCCGGATCAGGCTGAGCAGCGAGGCGAGTTGCCCACCGGAGAGAGCCGGCACCGTGCCGCCTTCAAACCGAGATTCGATGCGCGGCAGGATGGTCGCCTCGTCCATCCCCTGCTCGATGTCCATACAGACGTTTTCTGCGCGGCCCAGTGAGCGCTCATGGGCTAGACCCGGGTCTATCGTGCCGAGGGCTGCGAGGAATACCTCGTCGTCGTAGCTCGGGCCGGCCGCTTCGACCGGTGTCGCCGCCACCTCGGGTGCTTCCACTACTGAGGGGACATCTGTCGGCCATGGCTTGGCTGTCCACGTAGGGGTAGAGCTAATGGTGGGCGTGGGTGTCGCGGTTGCTGCTGATTCCACGGCAACCTCGCTCGGTTCCGCTGAGCACCCGGCCAGCAGTAGGACGGTTGCGGTGATGGCGACGCCGCGCAGCTTCATGGTTCCCCCTGTTTGATATCGGGAGTCTATCGGCGACACGCCAGGGCGCCCCGTGCTCGGCGTCACAGCTTGCTGTCACCGGCATCGGCAGGCCTCCCCGCCTTGGTCTGGCCGTCGGGATTCCCAGTCGCAAATGTCGAAGTACCTCCGCGGCGAGCGCGTGCTGAATGTCGACCAGCTCGATGCGCTCTGCTTCGCCTTGCACCTCGACATCGCCGCTGTGGTCCGTGAGGCTGGCGAAGCCCTTCCGAAACGCTGACCCGTCCGCTCGTCTTTTATGGGCGCTAGATGACGAT